TGTAGGAGGTTGGCATGAGCAACGCCCTAGAGGTGCGCGGTGGCATGCTCGCGCAGATCGGCCATGCCAAAGCCGCGTTGGCCGAGGTGGAAACGATCGAGGATGCTTTGCGGATCGCCGGGTTCGCCGAGTCCGTCCGATACGCGGCACGGCAAGCCGAGGCCGGGATCAGGGTGCAAAACGCTGCGGCCGAGGTTCGGTTGCGGGCCGAACGCAGGGCGGGCGAACTGCTCGCCAGCATGGACACCGCGCAAGGCGCGAGAACGGATCTCGGGACTTCTTCTAACGATGAGAAGAAGTTGGATGCAATAGAGAGGGCCGGGATCAAAGTGCCCACGGCGTACCGATACGAGCAGGTGGCCCGTGTCCCGGAACCCGTGTTCGAGGAGCACCTGGCCGCGAAGGTGGAGGCCGGCGAGGAAATCACCACATCGGGGCTTCTGACGGTCGCCCGACTGGGCTATCACACATCGTCTGCGACCGACCAATGGGAAACACCTCCGGAGCTCTACGCGCTACTCGACACCGAGTTTGGTTTCGGCCTCGACGTATGCGCGCTCCCCGAAAATGCGAAGTGCGAACGATTCTTCGGCCCGGACGACGACGGGTTGGCGCAAGAATGGGCGGGCGTCTGTTGGATGAACCCGCCCTACGGTTCCGAGATCGCAGCCTGGGTCGGGAAGGCCCATGCCGCCGCCGCCGCCGGGGCAACGGTCGTATGTCTCGTCCCGGCTAGGACAGACACGGCATGGTGGTGGGACCACTGCCGCCACGGCCAAGTGCGGTTCCTGCGCGGCCGCCTAAAGTTCGGCGGCGGGACGATGGGGGCACCCTTCCCGTCCGCGCTGGTCATCTTCGGTCTGCCGGCCTCGGTTATATGGTGGGACAAGTGGCCGACGGGGTAGCCCGCGCCGGCTTCGACGTTGATCTACGCCACGGAGAAGCCCGCGAGGCTGCGTTCGTTTCGGCCATTAGCCGGGCCTTCGTCGAGTGCAAGTCGGACGCGAAAGCACGCTCTACCGGAAACGTTTTCGTAGAAATCCGGCAGGGCGCTTCGGACAAAGGGAGGGGGAGGCCGAGCGGTCTTTCGATTTCCGAAGCCTCGTGGTACGCGATCGAATACGAGGACGACTGTTGGTTGGTTGTAAGAACCAGCCTCCTCAAGTCGCTAACTCGGCGTGCCAAGGCCGAAAGGGGCACAGTCATGGGCGGGGACTTCAACAGGTTCGAGGGTGTGCTAGTCCCGGTCGAGTGGTTCGTTCGCCCGTTCAAGGCCGCGTAGATGGCGTTACTGGGGAGGCTCATGGCACGCATCCGCGACACCGCGACGGGGCTCCCCGACCAGGACTTTCTCGACGAGGCCGCCCACATCGACAACACCAGGTGCGGCCTGTACCAGACGTTCCAGGCCTATTACGACGGCGACCACGCGGTTGCGTTGACAGACCGGGCGCGCACCTACCTGCAAGCCAGCGGGCTCCAGTTTGCCGAGAACTTTTGCGAACCGGTAGTCGATGCGTTCGCGGAACGGTTGCGGGTCACCGGGTTCACAGTCGAGGACAAGGACGCCCCGGCACCAGCGGCCGGAGCCGAGGAGGAGCGGCCCGAGGCCGAGGGTTGGCTGGCCGAACTGTGGGAAACCTCGGCCGGCGACCTGCTGCAAACCGACGTCCACACCGTCACCCTGATCAAGGGCGATTCGTTCGTGATCCCCGACTGGGAACCCGACACCGGCACCGTGTGCCTGTCATGGAACCAGCCCGGGATGATCAACGTCCGTCGCGACCCCGGCCAGCCGGACAGTGTCGCATGGGCGTCGAAACGTTGGGTGACCGACGAGGCCGGCCCGTCGAACCTGCGTGGTGTCGACATCGTCAGGTTGAACGTGTACTGGCCCGACACGATCTGGAAGCTGTTTAGGTTGCACCGCGACGACGGCCATGGCGGATGGCAACCCTGGGTCGACGCTGACGGTTTGTGGGAGTTCCCGTGGCTTGACGCTACGGGCAGGCCGCTAGGTGTGCCTGTCCACCATTTCCGGCACAAACCTTTGGGTGACCTGTACGGACGGTCTGAGCTCCGCTCGGTGATCCCGCAACAGGACGCATTGAACAAGCAGGTGGTGGATCTCCACGACGTGCTCGACTACCTGGCGTGGCCGCAACGGTGGATCGTGTCGCAGTCTGACTCGATCAACGTGAAGGTGCAGCCGGGGGATTACCTGACGATCGCTGACATGGAAGCGAAGTTGGGCCAGTTCGCGCCGGCCGATCCGGCGGGTGTGTTGGCAGCGATCGACCAGACCCTGTCACGTATCGCGAGGCGTTCGAGGACACCGTTGCATCTGTTGGCTGGCGGCGACATGCCGTCCGGTGAGGCGTTGAAGTCGGCGGAGGCGGGGCTGGTGTCGAAAGCGTTGTCGGCGCAGGTTGGTTTCGGCCAGACGTGGGAGCAGTTGATGGTGATGTGTCTCCGGTTGGCGGCCGCGAACGGTGACCAGGTGGCTGCGTCTGCGGCGAACATGACCGGGCTGACCGTTAGAACACAGTGGGACGATCCGGTGTCGCGGAACGAGAAGGACGAGGCCGACACGATGGCGGTCTACCTCACGTTGGGTGTGTCGAAACGGACGATCCTGCAACGGCTTGGGTTCGACCCGGAGCAGGAGATGGAGCAGCGTGCCGTCGAATCCGAGGCGGCGCTGGACACGGTGGCGTCGATGATGGACAGGGGCGGTTTCGCCGATGCTGGATCCGCAGACCGAGGCAGCGCGAGCGCGGGCACGGCAGATCCGTCGTGAGCTGGCGGTAGCCCGCAAGGTCGCCGCCGCTTACCAGGCGGCGTATGACGCGGCCGCCGACGAGCTCGACAACCTTCTCGGCCTGATTGAGGAGGCGCCGACCCCGGCGACTCTGATGCAGGCCGCCAGGCTCAGGAACCTGCTGGACTCGCTCGAGCAGGAGCTGGCCGGGTTCGCTGCCACTGCAGGTGGAGCGATCGACCAGGGCGGCGAACTGTCCGCACAGGCCGGCGGGAGGGACGCGGTCGCACAGGTAGACAACCTCACCGCGAACCGTGTGCCCGCCATAGGTGCCGTCCACGAAATCGCCGCAGGCCACGCGACCGCGATCCTCGCCTCGATGCCGACCCAGGTTTCCGGGATGGTGCGCGACACCCTCGTCCGTGGAGTAACCGTCGGCCTGAACTCGAGAGTGATCGGCCGCGACATCCAACGCATCTTGGGCGGCTCGCTGACCAGGGCGTTGACGATCGCCCGCACCGAAATGCTGACCGCCTACCGTGACGCAACCCTGTCCACCTACCGGGCAAACCGGAACGTTGTCCGTGAATGGGCGTGGCTGGCAACCCAGGACTCGAGGACATGCCCGGTCTGCTGGGCGATGCACGGTTCGGTTCACTCGCTCGACGAACGGTTGTCGTCCCACCCTGCCTGCCGGTGCGCGATGGTGCCGCTGACGTCAACGTGGGGCGACCTAGGGTTGGCCGGCTCCGGCAAGTCGTGGCGGCCGCCGCTCGGCCCCGACCTGTTCGCCCAACTGGCGGCCGGCCAGCAGCGCCGGATCCTCGGCCCAGGCAAATACCGGGAATACCGGGCCGGCCGGCTGCAACTACCCGACCTTGTCCAACAGACCGTCCACCCCATTTACGGGCCAGGTTTACGGGAACGCCGGCTGGCCGACGCAGTGTCCGTGAGAGGCCAACAGGCCGCGTAACACCCAGGAGGTGGGTCGTGGAGATCGGCAAACCTGAAGAGCAACCAATGATCGAGATTCTGCCGGTGCAAGACCCGGTCAGGGAACGCGAACTGGTGCCGGCGGGGCCGCCCGACATCGACCGCGACACCGACGAGTAGTGATCGGCCCAAACGAAACGTGGGAGCCCGTTGTCGGCGATCCGCTCGTCGGCTGGCGCACCTGGCGTTCCGTCCGCGACCGCGAAGGCGTGTGGCGTCTCCGGTCGCTCTACCACGCCGCCTTGTGGCCCGAGCAGGAGCCGCTGGAAGCGCAATGTATGTCGCCCTACCCGAACACGCTCCCTGCTCATGAGTGTCCGTCACCGCCAGGACTCGTCGCCGCGCATCCGGTGTGGGCGGGGTTCTGGAACGGCGGCCACGAGTGCGGGGTCTTCGCGTCGAAAACGCGGGAAGCAGCCTCCGTCTACCGGTGCTTCACCCCTGACGAGGCCGGCCTGGTGGGTGCCGTCAACCTGTGGGGCCGTGTCGCCGTTCACGTGAACGGCTACCGGGCCCAGTACGCCTACCCGGTGTTGTTGATCGTGACCAGGGCGCCCGACGGGGTAGACCCCGAAGACGTGGCCGACAGCGTCCACGACGTGTACGGCTGCGACACCGCAACCATCTAACCGAAAGGGACGAGATGTCCGAACAGACGGCCGAGAGGCCGGCCCGCGGGCTGCCGAACCATGCGCAGCTTGTGGCCGAGTTGAGGGCGCTCGAGGAGCGCGTCACACAGATCGAAATCCGGGCGCAAGTGCCGGTGATCGCGGTTGCGAACGCGAAGGCTGACCCGCGCGGCTACTGCGAGTGCGGATCCAGGCTGCCGATGCACTTCGACCACTGCCCGCACCACCCGTCGAACACGGAGGGGAGCCGAGATGGCTGACACCGACACCGAAACCATCGACGAGACGCCAGAAACGGAGACCCCGCCGGCCGTCGAGGACACCAACGACGACGACATCTTCGACAAGGAACGCGCCATGCGAACCATCAGGGCGCTCCGCGAAGAAGTCAAAGCCGGCAAAGCCTCGATCAAAACCGTAGCCGACCTCGAAACCCGGCTCCTCGAGATCGAGAACGCCAACAAGACCGAGGAGCAGCTACGGGCCGAACGGCTCGCCGAGCTCGAGAAGGCGGAACAGGCACGCGCCAGCGAGGTGCAGGGACTCCGGTTGAAGCTGGCCGTTCACGAACGCGCCTCCACGCTCGGGATCGCCGACCCCACGTTGGCGGTCGCCGCCATCACGGGCCCAGCGGTCGAGTGGGCGGACGGTGAACCAACCAACCTCGACGACATTTTGGCCGACGTGCTCGAACGGCACCCGGCACTGAAAACCAAAACGGAAGACGAACCGACGCCGTCCAAGAGGACGACCGCGGGAACCGACTCCGGCACCGGCAGAGGAAGCGGCAAAGGGCCGACCCTCACCGCCGACGAGCTCGAAGCAGCGAAAGCGATGGGGATCGCCCCCGAGCGCTACGCCGCCCTGAGAGGGAAGCGGTCAGTCGCAGAGATGCGGACCGCGATCTCGCAGCTCGAAACCTAGAAGGGCCTTCCGGCGAACCGTCCGGGGGCCGAAACCACATGAAGGGAGTTAGACCACTATGGCCGGATTCGAGTTCCGGTACAAGGTGTCGGGCGGCCCCCCGACGGTCCAGTCGATTGTGACAACGGACACCGCCTACAAGAAAGGCGACACCGTCTTGATCGACGCGCTCAGCCGGGCGTCGCTCGGCGTGTCCGGGTCCGCGACGTTCATCGGGGTCTGCCTGGCCGACTACGCCAGCCTGACCGCAGGCACATCGAAGATCGACGTTCTCGTTGATCCCGACGCGGTGTTCGCCGTCACTGACGCGAACGCCCGCAACATCGGGGCAACCCTCGACGTGTCCGGCGCCACCGGCGCCCAGACCGTCACCACATCGTCCAACAAGGAGTTCGTTGTCGTGAACACCAAGGCCGCCGCGTCCGACAAGACGCTGGTCCGGTGGAACGTCGGCGAGCATCTCCTCAACAAGGCTCTGTAGGGAAGGGGTGACAAGCTATGCCGATCCAGGCAGCCAACTGGGCTGAGCTCGTCGTCCCTGGTCTCTCTGAGGCGTTTAGCCTCAACTACGGACGCAAGCCCTCGAACATCGAACGGCTCTACAACGTCCAGGGATCCGACCGCGCCAACGAGCAGCACTTGGGTTCGGGCGTGATCGGTTCGGACGGGTGGGCCGACTTCGAGAAGACCGGCCGTGCACAGGACGCCGAGTTCGCGCGCGGCTACAAGTGGACGACCACGCATGTCGAGTTCGCACGGTCGATGACCGTCCAGCGGAAGCTCGTCGACGACAGCCAGTTCCAGGTTCTCACGGACAGGGCTGGTGCGTTGGGCGACTCGGCGTTCCGGTTCCGCGAGAAGGCCGGGGCCGGGATCTTCAACAGCGCGTTCACGGCGTCGGGCACGGATGAGTGGGGTTTCGCTATCGCAGGCGCCGACGCTGTCGCGTTGTGCTCTGCGTCGCACCCCCGCAACCCGGACTCGGCGGCGACGACGGACAGCAACACGTCGAACACGACGTTGACGGCCGCGAACGTGTCGACGGTACGCCAGAACATGATGGCGTTCACCGACGACACCGGCGACCTGTTGAACGTCATGCCCGACGAGCTGCTGGTCCCGCCCGAGCTCGAAGACACCGCGCTCACGATTCTGCGTTCCGCGCAGGATCCGGCGTCGGCGAACAACGCGATCAACCCGCAGGCGGGCAGGTTCTCCGTGAACGTCTGGCACTACCTGACGTCCGCGTCGAACTGGTTCATGCTCGACTCCGGCATGCGGAACCAGTCTCTGATCTGGTACGACCGTGTCCCGACAGAGTTCGGGCCCGAGACGCTGGACAGGGAGACGATGCATCTGCGGATGATCGCCTATATGCGGTTCTCCCGCGGATTCCGCGACTGGCGGTTTGTGTACGGCGCCGGCGCGTAGAACCATCTGAACGACATCTCACCCACGGCCGGGACGATCCTCCTGGCACCCCCATGACAGGGAAGCCCGGCCGTGGGCCAACACTGGAAGGCAGGTGAACACAGATGGGGGTCACAAGGTTTCCGAACGGCATTTCCGTCGGTTCCGAGGCCGGCGGCACCGCCGAGTTCCAAATCGGCGGCACCGCAATCAACCCGGTCAA